AAAAGACTGCCATTCAGGATAATTACCGTCAGCACGATTAATACCCTGTAGGGTTCCAGTATTGCTTACAATACCATGAATTCCCATCATCTCGTTGTCTTTATTTCCTTTGCGATAAACAATATCTCCATCAGCAACAGCGGTACCCAAAGTAGCAGAAACCGTAATGTCAGTTCCGTCAGAGTTAACTGCCGTAACTGAAATGCCGTTATTATCTCTAGTCGTAGTGGTATAAGTATCAATTAACATACCAGTTTTGACTTTATGACCTAACTGAAGCTCAATCGTTGTGTTAGTGTCTGTATCAGCATTTACAACGCCTAAAGTTCCAGTTCCGTCACCAAAAAGCTGACGGTTAATATCGTTTTTCAAGTCACGACGAATACCGTCCATTTCAGAGCTAACAGCCCTAACAAAAGACCCTTTGTCGTTTTTAGAAGCTTGCATAACTGGATGTGTAATGCGAACTGTTGCATAGTTAAATGCGTATCCAATTTGCGATTCGACAAAAGTCTGGGACTGTGGCGTTGGTAGCGTTGTGCCACCATCTGTATCGGAAAGGCTTGTCGAGATAGCCTGAGATCCACGAATGTTAATAGGAAGCCTAGCGTGTCTACCCGACACATCTGTTTTCCCTGCGTCACGTTGCAAACGAGTCAAAAGAACTCGTCTTTCTGCTACAGTGCTAACGAGGCGAGGGAGATAAAACTCCTTTAGAGCCGCATTAAACCCTGTGTTTGAACTTGTTGAATAAAACTGTGATTCTGCCATTTCTTAATTCTACCTTTTGTTTCCTCCAAGCATACTGTTTACAGCGTTGTCTCCTGCATTTAAAAACCTTTTAACAGTTTCTTGAAAACCATCAGCCCTAAGATCCATGTTTTTATTTTTAGGATCTCTGATTTGATTCTGTATAGATTCTATCGAAGACGTTGCTCCTTCAGCATGTTGCTGTGGAGGTGCATTATATTGCATGTTTTGTTTTTCTGCTACATACTGAGACTGTTGTTGGTGTCCCTGTTGTAGCCTCTCGTTGTTAATGTCACGAAACAATTTTTTGGCGTGATCCATGTTAAAGTTTTGTCCGTATTCACGTTGCCCTCTAGCTGCGACCGCATCCTTCATTAAGTTTCGTGTGTATTCATCTTGAACTCCTGCCTGACTAGCCAGATCGTTCATAGAGTTTTCATACTCGCTAAGTATCTTTTCATTTGCACTTTGAGCAGTTTGTCGAGACACTTGTGCAAGCTGTTGTTTTAAAGGTGCAATCTCACTGTTCACTCTTTCGTCTATCTGGTGTT